AGAATCATGAGTGATAGTGTAGATAAAATATCTGACAATATAATTAAAATGGTTGAGGACAAGATAGGGGGTTACCCTTGTCTTGTCCAAACGCCGTTTTATACTGAGGATGCGGTTAAGAACATACTTAAAGATTCAAAGGAGATATGGTTCAATCAATTTATTGATGGAAAAACTGTACACAGAATTGAGGGGTTGATTGATTATAGAGGTTCGGGTATTTATGTATATTACAATACAAAAGCAGATAAAAAATATAGATTTGTTTTTATGTCAGACAATACAAAAAGAGATTCAATTGCAATGACATTACAAACATTAGATAGTTATAAAGTAAAAGAAGTATGGAATTAACATCACAAGAATTAAAACAAAAAATAGAGTCAGGTGAAAAGTTCATCGTTGACATGTATGCAAACTGGTGTGGACCCTGTAAGGTATTGGGACCAATCATTGAAAATTTTGCTAAAACATTACAGTCAGAAGGTTCAGACGTTAAAGTTTATAAGTTTGACATTGAATCTGATAAAGATTTTGCGGTAAGTATGGGTGTACGTTCAATCCCGACCATCAAAGCTTTTTCAGGTGGTCAGAATGTAACTACACAAATGGGTATTCTCCGTGAGAACCAATTAAGAGATATGGTTTCGGTTCTTTAACCGAAACCTTTTTTTATTATGAAACATGTTATTTTATATACAATGAAGGGGTGCCCTCATTGTTTTGATATGAAGAATCTTTTGGATGAAAACAATATTGTTTATTCAGAAAAAGATATTGATGAACACAAAGAAGAGTATGATTTGTTTGTTGAAGCAACAGATAACGATTATATTCCATCATTTATGTTATTAGAATTGGATATGATTTCAGAAAGTGAATTATCTGAAAAACCAAAAAAAGTTAAGTTACTTGCACCTGACAGAGATTTTCAGGAACTAGAAGAGGCGTTGGAGATGGTTAAAAAGTTTTTAAACTAAAACCATCTCTCCAATTTTATCTTTCTTTAACCAGGGATAATCACCATGATTTAAAATATAACCTTCTAAGTTATAATCTTGTAAATCTAAATGGTTGATTATTTCTTGGTGTTTAAATGGAAACAAATCCAAAACTAAAGAAACACACCATTCCTTTTTTGTTATTAAACTATCTGAAAACAAAAGGAATGATACACTGTCCACATCACACTCCATAATGTTTGAGTGTTCAATTCTCAATTTAACATCCTTACATAGATTTCTTTCAAATAAATGATTTGAAATATACTCACCCAAAAAGTGATAAGGTTTGTCAGTTAGTAATGATTGACCAAATATTTTATCAGAGGTTACAATCTTAGGTTCTAAAACACAAACAGATAAGTACTTATGAAAGTTTTTAGAGTAGTTTATACTTGATGGTATTAACAGTTTGTTATACTCAATTAAATCAATGTAATTATAAGGAATCTCTTTTAATTCATCCCCATCAAATAACTCATTGATTTTTTCTTGTGCAATTTCAGATACATTTATGGGTGTCTCAATACTAGTTATACCTTCAACTACAAAAAATCTACTGTGAAATGTTACATATATTTCAGTAACATTTTTATTGTCAATTTTTTTGAATTCTTCTATTATTGTATTTGCGATTAAATTACAGATTGTTAATTTACTAATCATCATTAATAATTTTTATCAATCATAATAAAAATGAAACTAACAATGAATAGTAAATTAAATATAATCTTTAAACATTTCGTTTATATATTTTTCAACTAATCTAAAATCAGGATAATCAGATATTGTAAAACTTAAACGACCTTTTTCTTCTGATAACCAAAACTTTAATAATCCCTCTAAACCACCGTAATATTCGAAATCATTATCACTATTATATCCACCCCAGTTTAATACATCTATTATTAAGGTAGGAAGTATATTAGTAACATCCACTTGAAATTTATAATCATCCACTTCAATAATATCTGTGGTACCGGATTTAAGTGTTTTTCTTTTGTATGGAACTTCACGTGAGAAATTCTCAGTACCAAATAAAGATTTTAGTTCGTTCATAACATCATTATAAACTTCTTCTTCATAGGCGGCTTCGTATGATGAATTGTAAAGGCTTGATAAGTTTCCATAAACATCAGGTGCGTGATTCTTAATCAACTCGGACAAGTTTTTATCACCCATATTCATAACTTTTTCAAGTGTTATAATATCTGTTTCACCATCATTTTCTATTTCTTGACCTTCTAACTCTTTATAAACTGCTTCTTTTAAAATATTAAGATTGTCAGGATTTAATCCTGAGATGACATCATCTTCCAAATTATAAATTTCTACATAATCAAAAAATGAATCGTACTCACTACTTAGTATTTTTCTGGCGATACCCATAGCACCTGAACCCCAACGGTCAGCTTCAAATAAATGAGATAAATCTTCTCTACTCATACTTAACCAAAAACGGTTATTGTCATAAGTAACATCACCAAAGTATTGCTCAACTATAGTATCGATAACATATTGAGGGTCATTTTGGTAATGGTGTTTCATAACATCTACAAAATACCCTTCATCAATTAATTCTTGTTGAAACTCACCTAATAAATTTTTCTTATCTAAAAAATCAATAAATAAATCTACTTTATTGGTAAAATAATTTTTTATAAAGTTTTCTAACCCTATATCTTGTATAATTGAAAGGATATCCATAATTGTTATTTTATTATAAATACAAAAAAGGTGGGATTTCTCCCACCTTCAAGACCCCTAATCTGACCACTTGTATTATTTTTTATCGTAATATTTCTCTACTGTCTTCTGTATTGCTGTTTGAACGGCCTGTTGATTAGTGGTTTTAACAGTTTGTTGTTGTGTCTGAGGTTGATTTTGGTTTTTGTTTTTACATCCGCATCCCATGGTAGTTGTCTATTAGAAAGTTTATACTATTATAAATAGTGGTATAATAAATAATATAAAGTCAAAATAATAAATCAATTTAAAAAAGACGAATATTTATCTTAAAAGTATTTCATGAAATTCTTAAAATTAATATTAAGTGAGGGGAGACGAGAAGATTTCGTTAGACAGTTTAGGGGTAAATTCTCTAATGACGATTTGAAGAAAATCGTTATGTTCTCACAGGATATTGCAACTAACAATAAGTTTCTTTCTTTTTTGGGTAAGGCATTAAATCCTCAAGATGTGGAGGGTCAGTTCAATAAAGCCAAAGAATTGTTAAATCAATTCATTAGATATCAAAGTGTATTAGACCAAAAGGATATCAACCAATACGAGACATTTGAAGATATTGAAAAAGCCGTTAGTGCTCACGAGAATAAGGTAAGAAGAGATGTTGTTAAGTTAGATGGTGCTGACCAGGTATATGAGGATGACCGATACACTATTGTTACACCAAAGACACACAAAGCCAGTTGTTATTATGGTGCAGGTACAAAGTGGTGTACTGCTGCTATGAATGGAGATAGTCATTTTGACCGATACAATGAAGATGCGAAGTTATTTTATATTATAGATAAGAAGTTACCTTCTGATAATAAATTCTACAAGGTTGCACTTCTTCAAAAGTACGATGGGGACCAAACCTTCTTTGATGCTCTTGACCAATCATTTAAATCAGGTTGGATTTTTGGAACACCTGAATGGGAGAAGATAAATTCGGTTATTCAAAAGTATATGACTGATAACTATTCTCGAGAGATTGCCATATTTGCCGATGCTGCTGAAAAAAGAAAAGAAGTTGAAAGAATTCGTGCACAAAGAGAACAACAAAGATTGCAAAGAAAAAGAGATGAGCAAAGAGAAAGGATGGCCAATGACGAATGGAATTTAGAAGAAAACTTGGGTGACGTTGAAGTTGAAAAGGTAAACGCTATCTATCAAATGTTACAAGATGATGATACTGTTGTGGGTGATGAAAACATTTATTATTTGGTCCCTGCTGATTATTCTCATCATGGTTTGGATACCTATGAATGGACTGGAGAAAATGAGACATCAACAACATGGGCTGTAGGTACATGGGATGAGGTGTATGAGGCGGCAAAAGACCAAGTACAAAATTTATGGGATGATATGGGAATGGAAGCATTCAATCAATCATTTATTGAAAACCATCTTGATACGGATTCATTGTATGAATGGGCGTATGAGTTCTTCTATAGTGATATTACTGATTCACCTGAGAGCTACTTCGATGAAGATGATTTAGGATTATCAGAGGCACAAAAAGACAGAATTAGTAATATTGAAGATGAGATAGCTCAATACGAACACGAACAATACATGTTGGATGATGACAGAGAAGATTATGATGAATTATTTGATGATTTCCAAGATAAGATTGACGAGTTAAATTCAGAAAAAGACGACATAGAAAGTTCTCCTGAAGGTGAAGCTAGTGAAGAAATGATTGAAAACATGGCAACCGAGAGAGCTCAAGAAGCCAAAGATGACCCATCTGGATTTATCCGAGATTGGGGATTAGATATTAGTAACTTCATTGATGAGGATTCCTTAATTGAAGATGTGGTAGATTCTGATGGTATAGGTCCCACTTTAAATACTTATGATGGTACGGACTATGAAGAAAGAATAAATAATACCTACTATCACATTGTAAGGGTAGATTAAAGGTTCACTATTCAAGTTTTATTTATTATGTTTTTCTTCAATAAAAAAAGATTGAATGAAAACGAATTGGATTTTTAAATCACCAATAGATTTGGAACATAAACAATATGTTCTTTTGGATTATTTACAAAAAGTTGAAAAAGAGATTACTGATTTAAAATTATATCCGGCGTTTCAACAAATTACCCTACACTTAGCTAATGTTAACTTAGCTCAAAATAAGACACAATATCTTACTATCATACCTAAAAATGTGGAACCTGACCAAGAAATACTATTGTCAGAAATAAAATATCATTCACCAAGAAATATTACTGAAGAAGACCGTGAGGTTATAAAAGACATTGTTACATATTCAAAAGAAAGATTAACTCACGTATTTCTTATTGCAAAATCATTATGGGAGATTGTTAATGAATCTATTTCATTAAACCTAATAAAAAATTCAGAACAGATAATGACAGGAAGTGGATATTTTAAATTCACTTATGATAATAAATTGTATGTCTATGAATATCGTTTGAGGTCAGAAATACCTGATGATTTATCAACACAAAAACTTTTTGTAAATGAAATTTATTGTGGTGAACCTAAAGGACTTTATCAATTAACAGTAGACAATACAACATTTTTTAACCCTGATATAACAAAAGAAGATTTGGTAAAATTACTTCCATTATTTGAAGTTAATATCGACCAAAAGTTTCCATTGAAAGAAAGTTTATTACCATTAATTAAAAGAAAGGTGACCAACTATATTTTACAGACGGTCAAAATAAACGAAATAAAAGAAATCACAAAAGATGGAAATTGAAAAGATAATTCAGATGATTAAGGAAAATCCAAACGATATGGAGTTGGGTAAAAAAATCAGGGAGTACTATTGGGACAATGAAGAAACCAGATAATGTAGTTTGGAACAAGGACTCACAGAAATATGAGGCATCCATTTTACCTTATGGTACAAATGTTTCTGCACCTGCAATCAAATTAGATGATGTTGGGGCATTTAAAGAACGAGGGGTTAATAAAGTACAAAAAACATTCAACGCAAAGTACAAAGAACTGGTAGATGAGTACAAAGATTTATTAGATTCGGTTAAACTAAATAACCTAATTTATAATTCAAAATATTCATTTGAACCAGTAATTGGTGAGACCTATCATTTATATGAAAGAAATAATGGTGAATGTTTCTTATCTTTGATTGGTCCATCTGAATGGAACATGAAACACATAACGACAGTCACACTTAATTCAGAACACAAATGGGTTTTAACAAGAGATATGTAACCAGAGAAACAATTCTAAGAACCGATGAGTCAAGGTTGGATAAACTATTCAACGCTGATGCGTTAATCATGGATGTTTGGGCATCAAAGTTCCGTGAATTGTATAGTGCAGGTTTAGCAAAAGACGAAATTATTTTTCTATTCACTTACTGATAGTGTTTGATATTCACATAAACTTTGTGTATATTTTCAATAAAAGATTATGAAAACACTTAAAAACAAAACAACTGGAGTTATTAAAAGAGTGAGTGATAAAGAAGCTCACCAAATGGTTTCCGCGAGTTATTTGGGTTGGGAATACACCTCAAAAACAGTATGGAAAGAAAACCGTAAATCTTCACCCACAGTGGTTGAGAGTAACGAAGAAGGTAATGTTGTTAATGAAATTAACAACAATTTGTCTGATAAGAAAGTGAGAAAACAACGTAAGGAACAAAAACGTCAAAAACATGAATCAAGAAAATAAAGATATGATTAGAATTCTTGAAGGTAAGTTGAGAATGCCAATTCACATTTCTTACATATCAAAATACATTCTAAAGAAAACTCAAGAGGAAACTAAAGAAATTCTTGAACAAGCTATCAATGATGGTGTTATTGAAGAAAGTCCTTTAGCTAAAGAATATTATCAATTGAAGAGAAAATGAGTGAATTAGTTAATCATCCACAACATTATGGTGGTGAAAATAATCCTTATGAGGTTATTAAAATTGCGGAAGCTACAGGATTAGACCAAGACGCTTACCTATTCAATGTGTTGAAGTATATTGTTAGAAGTGGTAAGAAAGATGGTAATCCGCCCGTTCAAGATTTGAAAAAAGCATTGTTCTACTTGGACAGAAGAATTAAAGTATTAGAAGAAGATAATGGAGTTAAATAAAATTTATAATAATAATTCCGTGGAGTTCATGTCGAACGAAATGGAAGAGTCCTCAGTAGACCTAATTGTAACATCACCACCTTATGGTGTTGGTATCGACTATGATAATTGGAATGATGATATGGTCTTTGAGGATTATATGAAATTTACTCGTGAGTGGTTGACTGCGGCTTACCGTGTTTTAAAAGATGACGGTAGAATTGCTTTGAACATTCCTTATGAAATTAACCGACAAGACAAAGGGGGTAGAATTTATGTATCTGCTGAAATTTGGATGATAATGAAAGAAATTGGTTTTGGTTTCTTTGGTATTGTTGACCTTGAGGAAAGTTCACCACATAGAAGTAAGACAACAGCGTGGGGTAGTTGGATGAGTCCATCTGCACCATACATCTATAACCCTAAAGAATGTGTAATCTTAGCATACAAAAAACATTCAAAGAAAAAAGTTAAGGGTACACCACAATGGATTGGTGAATATCAAATGGTACCAAACGAAAAGATTGAAGGTGAATTCAGAAAGAAGTTGGTATATGAAGATAAAGATAAAAAAGATTTTATCTCATTAGTGTACGGACAATGGAACTACTTTGCGGACACACAACAAAAGACAAAGGCAACCTTTTCATTAGACATACCGTACAGAGCTATTAAGATTCTTTCATACAAAGAAGATGTTATCTTTGACCCATTCAACGGTTCGGGTACAACTTGTTTGGCTGCCGAGATGTTAGGAAGAAATTGGATTGGTTCTGATATCTCTGAAGCTTACTGTAAAGTTGCGAGAGGAAGAATTAATGAATATAAACTTAATCAACAGCAATTGGAGATTGTACTCGATGAACATTCAAAACATTAAAGTAATTGATAAAGATAGTATTATCATTACAACTACAGATGGTAAAGAACATTTATTTGAAAAAAATAAACTAGAAAGACCACTAAGAAGTTGGTATGATAACATATTGGCGGCGGCAGTATCTCTAACACATGGAACCTCTCGTAAATGAGAGGTTTTTTGTTAATCAGTATATTTATTGTTAAACGTTTTTGTATATGAAAAAAGTAATAAGATTAACTGAATCACAACTTGAAAATATTATTCGTAAAGTAATTGCCGAGCAGGAAGATTATGCACCTCCTGGTGGATGGAACAAAGAACAACTTCAGTATCATGAGCAGGAAGCTAAAAAATTATTTAGCTCTGTTAAACCTGAGATGGGTGGTAAATTTTGTTTTTCAATAAAACAAGACCCAAACTCAGTTATGGAAGAATTAAAAAGAAGTGTTAGAACTAGTGGTTCTAAAGGTAAGAGTTTGTATAAAATAAAAAATGGTGACACACCTGATGGTATTAAATCCATGGCTCCAAATTATGATGTTGAAGGTGTTAATTCAAAATCGTGTAATATAGATAAACCAAGAATTGGTGATATTATTATAATACAAAGGTAAAATGAAAAGAATAATTAAAGAATCGGGGTTAAGAAACATCAAGGCACTTGCTGAAAGATACCCTAAAGCTAAAATTTATTTCCACCAAGATTTGGATGGAGTGACAACGGCTTTAGCGATGAAAAATTATTTAGAAGATAATGGAATTAAAGTTGTAGATTCTGAAATTATTCAATACGGAGATAAGGAGTTTGCAGTTAAAAAACAAGATGCTGAAGGTGATACGATGCCAGTTCTTGTTGACTTTGCACATGGTAAACCAATGTTTGTTATTCACACTGACCACCACGATTCCCAAAGTGGTGTTGAGGGTGGAACTGCAACATCATTCAGACCATCACGTTCAAATGTTGCAACACTTTCACAAGTAATGTCACCAAAAGAGATTTTCCCATCTGAAGATATAACATTAATTTCAACTGTGGATTCTGCTGACTTTGCAAGATTTGGTTTAAAGCCAAAAGATATAATGAACTTCATATTCCAATTGGATAAGAATGAGGACCTACAAAAAAACAAATTTGCTTTAGGACTGGCAACAAACAAATTGTTGTTAGCATATAAGAACAAACCTAAGTTTTTAGAGGAATTGGTTATGACATCACAACCATCTTTATTAAACATTTATCAAAACATTAAAAGGATTGCAAACGAAAGAGGTTATGCGACACCTGAACAAATGGCAACAAACCAAATGGGATATGTTGAAGCACAAAAACAAAGTCCTAATGTTAAATATGAAGATGGTATTATTGTACAATATGGTGGAGGTTCAATGATGAAACCTGGTTCGTATGACCGTTACACACCATTTGAAAATAATCCTGAGGCGGATTTCTTAGTGATTGCGTGGCCAATGGGATTGGTACAAGCATCTTGTAATCCATTCAAAAGTGAAAGGGAACTTAAAGGTGTTAACTTAGGTGAGATTGCACAAGAGGTATTGGCGAAATGGGAGTCACAATTAAGAGATAAGATTATACCACTTTCAACGATTAAATGGGTATCTGAAACATCGGCTAAAGAAGGTTCAGTTGGATTCACAAATGCAGATTTAGAAGCGTTCTACGGTGATAAGATTCGTTCAATTGAAGGTGGTGAACAAAAGATGGAACAGTTAAAAGAAATCATGGATATTCCATCGAGTAAATTGACTGACGAACAGTGGGCGGTACTTGACCGTTTAGGTGTACCGGCTTGGGAAATGATTCAAGCAAATTCAGGTGGACACAAATGTATTACAAACATTTCAGCACTTAATTATTTCGGTAGAAGTAAGAGACCACCTCAAGGTACTTACAGATACGATAGTGAGAGGGAAGATGCACCTTACGTTAAATTTGCAAAAATGATTCAAGCAGAGTTCGTAAGACAACTAAAAGAAAAAATACAACAGAGTAAATCAGAATAATGAAAAGGAGATTTTATCTCCTTTTTTTATGCCAAGTTCAGAACAAGTACCACCAGGCAATTCAACAACTCGGTCACCATAACCACAATAACTTGTACAATCATCTCCACTACAAGGAGGACAGTTTTCGTGAATCTCAGTTATAACATCATTGTGAACCATAATAATATCCAAATTTTCTAAACAGTTCTTCATCCAAAAACATTGATTCTCTGTACGTGGCATTAAAAAATACATACCATTAAAAGATTCATCAAATTTTTGGTTCATCATTCCTTTTTTTACTGCTTCAGGAGTGACTGCCAGTTTGACTTTGAAAATATTATCGTTTACAATTAACTTCATAAACATAAATATAACGATAATAAGAATTAAGATGAACAGTTTACTTTACAACGCATTGGTCGCTAAGTACGAATCAGATAAGGCACAAGCTTTAGCTACCCTTGAAATTTATTTCAAAAACTCCGTAGGTATCGGAGAACACCCACAACAAATTGAAGAGATGGATAAAATGGTTGACCTTTTGGCAAGTGCCGAAGACAAACTTACCGCTCTTAAAGACAACTTCACTGGTCACGGAGAATACAAATATTAAAAAAAATTACTTCAGGTACTTGACAGGACAAATTTTTTTTATACCTTTGTATAACTTTTTAGAGAATAGGTGATATTTATAACTTACCCTACTGATAAAAAAAATCAGAAATTTTTTAAAAAGTATTTGACAAACCCAAAACTTTGTTGTAAGTTTGTCAGACCAAAAACAAAAAGATGAGAAATCATCTTAACGTTCTTACACTTATGGTAGGTTGGTCTAATCAACTAACGAAAAGCTTAGGGAGCAATCCCATTCGAGAACCCCTTTTCGACTATAGTTAGTTAATTAGCCATCGGCGGTTTAGCGTCGTCAGATAACCCCTGTGAGGGGACTAAAGGGACTGAAAGGAGATTAGCATCTCGTGGACGTTCGCAGGACTCAGGTCTTGACAACTAAACAAAGTGACTACGGTTACGACCCCGAGGGCAACTGCTGGGGGGTTTTAATCACTCTGAGTCCGTGGAATATCAGAGTTGAGGTGGAGACACCAATAGGAAAAGTCACAGGTGACGGTTCGACACTCACTGCTATGAGTTGTAGGGCTGGGTACCAGTCTCAGGGGTTTCCTAGTCGTTAGAAAGACAACGAAGTCCTGACAGACCGTGGACTGGCAGGTTCACAGGGTGGTGTGAAGCATTTTGTTTCCAAAAGAAACGAAACTTCTCCCGAAGCACATCGTCCATTTTTCCACAATTGCTATCTTAATTATGAACAATTAAAGACAAGCAAAAGTTCTTCGGGCGTTGACAGTGAAAGGTGTCTAATACTTCAGACATTAGTCAATGAAGTCATCCGTGAGACCGCAAGTCCACTGATGTCAATCACGAAATACCTGGTGGGACGGCCATCCCTTAGGGAGCTCGCAAGGCTTCACAGAGTAGAGTAACGGTTGAGTAGCTGGCAACGAAAAGAGTGGTACACTTAAAATACCGACACTGACTTGATACTACGGGCAATCGTAGTGGATACGTGAGGAACTGAATCTAAGGATAATCTCACAAAAGACAGGTCACATAAACGTGTAATCTCAGCGTTATATCATACACCTTCCTTAACCTCAGATTAACCTCTGAGGTTTTTTTTTGCCTTGATTTGTTTGTTTTAAATATTTTGTTTATCTTTGTATAACAAAATAAGAAAATCATGGCAGTTCAAAAATACATCCACATCATCCACCCTAAGTTTGGTGAGTTAGTACAAGAAACTTTTGTTGACGATGTACAATTCCGTTTGTTTCTTCAGTTGGTACATTCGTGTATCGAACTTGGTCAGGACCTGACGAGTTTCAACGCTCGTGATTTCTTGATTCACATTCCTCATAGTTTGTTGAAGGAGAGTATTGTGATTGGTAATACCAAAGAGATGTCTTTGGCTGAGTATGTTGTCAAAAAATCTAAAATGGAGGCGTGATGAAATTTCAAATTGGTGAACAAGTAAGAGTCATTTCTAATAAACTTGTTGAGATAATTTCTGAACACGAAAATATTGGTGGTGTTGATGTATATTACACTTTGGGTGGAAATTCATACTCAGTTGAACAAATAGATAGATACTATCCAAAATATTATAGTGATATTGTTGAAAGGTTTAGTCGGATGTTTAACTTTACCGTAAAAATTAAAGACCCTGAAGCTTTGTCTAAAGAAGCTATGAAGAATCGTATTTTAAAAAGAATGGAAGATGAAAAACGTAAGTAATATTTTAAAAAACATAACTTTATTCACCTTGATTGTTTTTTTGGTGATATTAAGAATAGTTTATTTATTTGTTGTAAATTACTATCCATACATTATTTTAGGTGTTGTTTTATATATGGCCTTTAAGTATCGTAATTTTCTTACTAAGGTTATCGTAAAAACATATTCTAAAATTAAAAATTTTAAAAGTGTTTTACCAAAAAATGAAGTTGAAACAATCCAAGAGTTAATCAATGAGATTAAATCGAAGGGTAAACTAACTGACAAAGACCGTAATAATATTGATTTGTTAAACATTAAACTAAAACAATTGCAAAGTGTATAAGATAGGTGAATCCATTGTTATTCCCGAAACCAAACAGATAAAGGTTATTGAGGAAATTGAGGTATATGATAATGATGTTGTGATTTACACAACAGATGGTCATGGATATGGTATAGCTCAGTGTAAAAGTGTTTTAGATGCTTACACTGAGGAAGTTAATAAAGTTGTAAATAAATTCAAAATATGAAGAACGAAAGTATTATTAATCCTGAACTTTATTCCAAGATTAAGGGGAATAAAATTAAATATGATAAAGAATTCAAAGATTTCAAACACATGCCAAATCAACGATGGCATAAGATTATAAGTTTTATTAAATCAGGTGTAAGATTGGTTGGATATGGATTTATTCCCTTTAGCTTGACTGTTGCCTGTATTATTCTTATCATTAGTGAAGTTATTGGAATCATTGAAGAAATGGTTTAATAATCCCGAAAGGGTGGTGGAGTTGTCCGAATTATTCCGATTCGGTCCCAATAGGTCAGATTCGTCTGACCTTTTTTATTATATAAGATATTTATCAATAAAGAAATTGACTATGGCAAACATTATTTTAACAGAAAGTCAAATTGAGAAACTCAAAAGAAAACTTAACGAAAGTAAGGATGGTTCGTACATGGCCAAACAACAATTATTTACAATCGCCACGCTAGCACAAAAAATGTGGGAAATGTTAGATGAAGGTGAGGAGTTAGATGATTGGATGGAGAGTAAAATAGCCCAAGCTGAACAAAGCGTAGTTGCGGTTGTGAAAGCTTATATGTATGATGAGGTTGAGGACTCAATGGGTGGTATGGAAAAATTGGATTATAGCGATTTAGTTATCGGAAATTAATCCTACAAAACAAATTATTTAATTGATAATTTATAACCTTCTTCTTATTATTAAGTAGAAGGTTTTTTTATTATGAACAACATTGACATACAATATCAAACACTGTTAAAGACAATTTTAGAATACGGTGTAGAGAAAAAAGACAGAACAGGTACTGGAACTAAATCAATCTTTGGTTATACAATCCGTCACAACATGCAAGATGGTTTCCCATTGTTGACAACAAAGAAGATGGCTATTAAGACCATGATGACTGAATTAAAGTGGTTCCTCAAAGGAGATACCAACATCAAATATTTGGTGGATAATGGATGTAGTATTTGGAATGGTGATGCTTACCAAGCTTATATTAAAAGATATAATAAAGGTGAATATGTTGGTAAAACCAAATTATTAGAGAATTCTAAGAAAAATAGAACATTAACTGAACCATTTACAATAGAAGAATTCATTGACAAAATCAAAACCGATGATGAGTTTGCTCAAAAGTGGGGTGAATTAGGACCAGTGTATGGTAAACAATGGAGAGAATGGAAATCACAAGTCGCTATACCTACAACATTAAAAGTTGATGACGGTGACGATAGTGAACCTTTATTTGTTAGAGGTACAAGATACGTTGACCAAATTGAAAATCTAATAAACGACCTTAAAACAAATCCTGATAGTCGAAGATTAATGGTTAGTGCTTGGAATGTAGGAGAGTTAAATGAAATGGTTTTACCTCCATGTCATTATGGATTCCAAGTATATACACGAGAATTAAACTTAGATGAGCGTATTGATTTACACAATGGTTCAAGGGACCCACTTAATCGTTCTTCAGATTATTTCCACGAACATATGGATGTGTATGGCATTCCACGTAGAGCAATATCTTTAATGTGGAATCAACGTTCGGTAGATACTTTCTTGGGTTTACCATTTAATATCGCGTCATATGCAACTCTATTAACTTTAATTGCTGAAGAGGTTGGAATGATGCCAGAATTCTTGGTTGGTAATTTAGGTGATACACATTTGTACTTGAATCATTTGGAACAAGCAAAAGAACAAATTGAAAGAGAACCAAACAAACTTCCATACTTAAGATTAATGAATACTAATCTTTTAGATGGGGAGTTTGATTATGATATAATTGGATATGTTTCCCACCCAACAATAAAAGCACCACTAAGTAATTAATATATGGACTTTAATTTACCAATGTTTTTAAAGCATCCATTTATGGAGGCACTTAAGAATAATTTAAGATTAATAACTGCAGAAAGACATTCTAAAGTAAATGGTGATACAAAACCAAGAACTATATTACCACCTGAAGGATATTCTTGTGTTTTTGATGATAATTTTAAACAACCATTAAATACTGAAGTATGGAGATATGGGATGCCTTGGGGAGATTTTCATTCAGGTTCTCTTCACCAGTACTATGACAATGATGGTACGTTAAGTTATGTAGCTCCCGAGGGTTTAATATTAGAATTAAGAAATATTCCAAAAACGTGGAAAAAATCTGAGTTACCTGATTGGAGACAGACCGATGAAATGCCAGAAGAATTTACAATTCCAACAGGGGTTGGATTTGTTTCAACTAAACAAACTTGGAAATACGGATGGATTGAAGGATTTATTAAGTTACCAAAAGGTAAAAGTTACTGGCCAGCTTTTTGGTTATCAGGTTTGGAATCTTGGCCACCTGAAATAGATATATTTGAGGGATATTCACATATAGGTCCATCGTATGAGGGTTATAAATTATTAAATCGTTTTATAAAATCACCAAATCGTAAAATAAGACCAAATCTTCATTATGGAAATATTGAGGATGGTAGTAAGGATGATTATGGTTCTTATGACGTACCAGTATATAATTGTACTGAAAAGTTTGTTCAATATGTATGTCATTGGGAAGAAGAATTCATTAGAATTTATTATGATGGTATTTTAGTGATGGAAACCACAGACCCAAAAATTTTATACTGGTTTAATAAATCAGATGCTGCACAATATATTATACTCAATCATGGTTTACATATGGATTATCCTAAAAATCCTGATGAGAGTGCTATGATTGTAAAGTCAATAAGTGTTTATCAAAAAAATTAATAAGATGAGTGAAAAAAAAGACGACAAAACAAAACTATTTCATAAACTACATCAACTACAAAAAAGATTACATAGGATGGATGAGAATCCAGGACACAGTAATTATAAAAAGAAGGTTAGAAATAAAATTCTAAAAAAACTTCAAGAAAGAATAAAAGGAAAAGGAAGAAAAGATATTTGAAACCTGAATTGATTTTACATTTTATTAGGGAATACTATGTTATCGACTGTCATTCACTCCCAAGTAATACTAAATCGGTAAATTTAGTTATTAGGGATTGGTCGGATGGTCTTGGTATGCAAGGACAGATAATACCTTTAAGTGTGATAAGAGGTAAAGAAATAACTTTTATTTGGGGTTTTGGTAAGAGAATGACAGGAATTGATTTATACCATAAGAAGTGGGCACACGAAATACCTGGTGTCATTATGAAAACATTCCGACATGAAAGAACTCAGGATTTCTTTAATCTTTTATTAAATGAAAAAATACCCTGTATTATTCCACTTTCTGATGTAAAATTAGAGTTCCCAAATTTATTTTCAAATGGATTACAAGAAGCTGTTAACTTCCGTTCTACCACAAATAAATTATAATGTTGGTAATTTAAAATTGATATACAATGTTGAGTATATTGATGTTAATGAAACCGTACATGTTGGTAGTAGTAAATGTGTTGTAAAATTTAATAGAGTTGATGAGAATAAACAATACTCAGTTGCTAATAAAGTATTGTGTGGAACATTGAATAATGACTACTATGAAATATCAAAGTACTTAGGAAATGTACACTTTATGTTTTTAACTGAAGAAGATGCCGACCTTTGCAAATGAGTACTTATTTTTTCTGTGGTATTCTTTTCGTTATGACACTGGATTTAGCTTGTGTATATAGGGGATTACCGTTAGTTGGTTTTTGGGGTAGATTCTTTATAATATTAATATGGCCAATTCCATTTATTATATTTCTTAATGCGTTAATCAATTCCGATAACTAAGAATACTTATATTTATTGTTATGAATAAAGTCGATAAATACTTTGATATTGTAGGTCTTAAAGTTGATAATGAGGTAAAAAAATATCTTGGTATTAATCGTGCAGAAGAAGTTGAAATAGATGAACGTATTGGTGAAACTTTAGGTTTGGATGGTATTGACCAAATCATGAGAAATACAACTAAAAAATTTATTAATAGTATTAAAGGTGGTTATGATTTAAGATTTAAGATTTTGAATTACGATGTTAGCTATTATTATATCGATGTTGAGGTTAAACCAGGTGATAAACGTAAAGCAAGACAATTTTTAGTTAACAATATTGATGTTGCAATCGACCCAAAATCAACAGTAACTCCATTCACTAATGGTAATCGATATGAAATAGGTGATTTATATACCTACAGTAATATTGATGAGTTAAATAGAATGTATAATACTGAAGATGAACCAATAACTGAAGATGATATTAATGAGATAGGATATGAGATTCGAGATGTTGTTCAGGATTGGTTATATGAAAACGTTTACCCTATCACTGGTGTTGAGTTTGATGATATACACGCTTCAAATGCTAGACCATATGACTTAATTGAAGAAATGTATAGAATAA